GAATAGATATTGTTAAACTAAGAGGTTAGGCGATTTTATTGTGACAAGAGACTGAAGAGCTTTTAGTAAATAATTTAAATTAAAATAATTAAACTTTATGAAAATGGTAAGCCTAGAAACGAAATTATACGAGAATATAATCTAACATCATTAACTCTCTCAAATTAGACAAAACAAAACCAAAATACTGAGTCATTCAATCATCAAGACAGTTTAACTGGAAATGATAATTTAATAATGTGCACTTTTGATTGTTTAAACATGTACAATTTTTAAAAAACTATAGATAATTTTATTGAGATGAACAACAATGAAATTATCTTTAGACATAAATACTGATTTTGAAGTTACTACTCTTACAGATTTACCAAAATTAAAAATTGTTATGGAGAACTTAAACATGAAAATAAACAAAAGTGAAATAGCGAGACACATGGGTGTTTATAGAAGAACAGTTGATAAATATTTAAATGGTTTTGAGCCAACCAAAAAGAGAAATCGTCAGTCTATTATTGACAAGTATTATCCTATCATCGAAAAATTACTTTCAGACTCTAGTGAACAAAAGTTCTACTATAAGCTTATTCTTTGGCAATATTTGAAAGATAAACATGGATTAACCTGTGCATATTCTACATTTAGAGCTTATATCCTTAAACATGATGAATTTAATCGTTATTTTATGAAAGGTTATCAACGGATGTAGCCTAAAGGCAAAACGAGATTCGAGACAAAAGCCGGTCATCAAGCACAGTTTGACAGGAAAGAAGGCATTAACTTTAAAACGAAGGATAATCAAATGGACCTTTAGAAGGGATAAACAACAAAATAAAATTAATTAAACGTACATCTTTTGGTTAAGGAAGTTATAATCATTTGCGTAATCGAATATTATTATGTTCAAAACTTTACGCTCCAAAAAGTAAAAAGGAAGCTAAGCAATGTTTAGTTGCCTAACTTCCGATATTGAACGCATCAGTCCAATTTGACATAGAGCACTCTTTAGTTCTTGATGTTTCTCTTTAAAACCTTGCATATTTTACAAAAAGAAAAATTAGCAGTATAATTGAGATAACGAAAATAAGTATTTACTTATACACCAATCCCCTCACTATTTGCGGTAGTGAGGGGATTTTTATTGGTGCGGCTATATGTCACCTATTTTGTATTGCGTCTACTTAGCCAATAAGAAAAAAACGCAATGGCACAGCCACTGATGACTGGCGCTATGATGTGAACGAAAATAAGCATCAACTTATACACCCCCTCTCTCCGCTATTTGCCTATCCCTCGTTAAATCTCGTTAAACAAAACGTTGATTTAACAGGGATTTGTTAAATTCCGTTATCTTTCGATTTGTATCGTAGAAGAATTTTAACGTCCCCGAAACGTTCCCAAGACATGCTTATTTTGTATATAACGTCCCCGAAAATTAATATAACGTCCCCGTCATATTTTCCAATGCATCGAGCGCTTTTTCCTTTTCCTTTTGTTCAATTTCATCTAATAAATGAGAATAAACATCCATAGTAGTCTTTATGCTTTTGTGACCTAATCTTTTTGAAATATAATAAATAGAAACATCATTGTGTAATAGATAAGAGCAATGGGTGTGTCTAATGCTGTGCAATGTGTATTTGCCAATGCGTTTTTCTAAACAGTATCTTTGCATAACTTTTGTTACTGCGTTATGCGTAATTAGTGAAGTACCAGTGTTGAATAACTGGGTAGTTAGACTAATTGGCATTTCAGCTAAGGTATTTTTTAAAATTTTCATATCATTTCGAGGTATATCAACCGTTCTGTCAGATGTTTCTGTTTTAGTACCTGGCAGATGAATCGTACAATTCTTATAATCTAAATCAGAGGTACATAAGCGTTGTACTTCGCCAAAGCGTCCACCAGTGATGATTAAAATATAAATAAACAAATAAGATTGAATAGGAGTGTTAGAAACATATTCCTTTAGATTGATAAAGTCTTTAATACTCATAAACTTTTCTTCTTCACGCTGTGCTGGAATACTACCTTTAACAACAACTTTATATGTAGGATCTTTATGAATTAATCCTTCTTGAATCGCATCGTCGATAGATTGTTTTAAGCAGTTATGAATCTTTCTGACTGTTTCTGTTGAATGGTTAGAACCATACCATTTAATAAATTTCCGATAAAATGTAGTGTTTAAATCTGATAGAACAAGATTACTAAGATTTTCAACTTCTAAAAATGTTTTAAATTGATTGATTGCGTTTTTGAAAGTTGCATAAGCTTTATCTGTAATAACACCTTCCTTGTTAACTTTAATCCAATCATTATAATAGGCTATAAATGATGTTTTGTTGTTGATTACAAAACCTTTCATCACTTTATTGCGTGCTATGGATTCTGCTTGTACTGCCTCGCGTTTAGTTGTAAAACCTTTCTTTTTATATCGTTTACCTTCATGCCCAAAGTCGTAATACCATTTACCTTTACCATATTTGTTCACTGACAAAATTATCCCTCCTCAAAATTGGCAAAAAAATAATAAGGGTAGGCGGGCTACCCTAAAAATCATTAAATTATATCCAACCAAAACCTTTAGCTATTGTGAATCCTAAACCAATAATACCGATAGTCCAACTTATAATGGTATTCCTGTTTTGTTTTGCTTCTCTTTCTAATTCTTTATTATTTTCTAGCAACATATTTTTTACATCAGAATTGCTTGGTAGTTTACTAATAGAATTTTGTGTTTCGATACGTAAATTATTGATGTTTGTATTCATTTCAGAACGCATACTGTTCATATTATTGTTCACGTCTGTTCTGATACTATTTAAGTTGTTGTTCATGTCAGTTCTCATAGCACGCATCTCATCTTTGAACTCTCTCATACTATTATTGAATTCGTCTCTTGTTACGTAATTGCCCATATTACCACCTCCAGAATAGTTACCTTTTTTATTCATTTTACCATTATTCTGGCGATTATTGTTAAGTAGAGTAGTGGGCTACCCTCTATATAAATAAGTTGACAATCAATCCTATTGCTCCTACTATCAGACTTAAACCACCAATAGCTGTACTTATAGCTATTCCTACAAACCATTTTGTCTGTCTAGCTTCTAAACCGCTTATTTTAGCATCCATTTTATCAGCCATTCTGTCAGGTAAAGAATCTAATTTGTTATCAATACGCTTTTCGAACTGTTCAAATACTTCTTTCGTGATATATTTAGCGTTCATATAGCCACCTCCGGAATCATCGTTTTCATTTAATTCCATTATATCATCTTTCTGATTTTCAGTATCTAAATCGAAGTTAACCGGAACATTATTGTTCGGAAATCTTCTTTTTAAAAACTCTTCATGTGGAGTAGGCATTAAGTTAGTCATTATTTATCTCCTTACGATGATATATAGGTATTTTTGTACTTAATATTTCATTGTGTTGCGACCACATCATCCAGTTCATAAATGTTTCTTTATCGATTTTCTCTTTATCAACTTCTTCTGGCAAAACTAATATCTTTAACTGTTGATAGATATTAGTAAAATCATAACTTCTATTATTCGGTTCGAACTTATATAGTGTGAATTGAATAGTTTCATATGATTTTTTCATGGTTTCACTATTTAACTTTAATGTCCAAAAATTGCGTAAATCAAAACCAATACCTCCGACTTTATCATACAAAAGAATAATCAAATATAATTCGTTTGTATCACTATACGGATTATTAATTCTATCTAAACCACTTAATGTAAAGCGCACGCCTAGTTCTGCATGCTCATATAGTAAAGAGAAATCTAATAATGGGTCATGCTCTGTTTTTCCTGTTTGCCCTATGTAAAATTGTAAATTACTTAACATAGGGCGTATATCGATATCGCTATTTGGAACGTTCATTCTATTTCCTCCTCACGCCGCACAGGCGCTGTTAATCAATGCGATGCAATTTAAAAACTCTCAACGGCTCAAATGTAATAGAATACTCGCCATAGTGAGTTCCAATACCATATATCTTTTTATATTGTTCTATCGCTTCCAATATGTATTCTTCACTTAATTGTAGATACTCAGATAACTCGTACAAGTTACGTACGCCATAATTATGCGCTTCAACAATCTCGCGTAATGGGACAGCTGAGATAAAGCCGTGTCGCCTTGCGTAATTTTCGAACTTGCGATTGTTGAACTTCGAGTAATCGGCTATATCACCGTATGTAAGTTTATTATGCGCTAATTCTTCGAAGAGAATTCCTGCTTTTTCTCTATCTGATAAACCACGCTTTATTAAAATTAAATCTCCTAACCATACCCCGTCTAAATTATCTGGAAGCACATCAGCCTCTCTTATTTCAATATAATCATGTTGTATTAAAGTTTCTTCATATAATCCCATCTGATACATCCTTTACTTACGTTTGCTTCTTATATAATCTGCATAATCTAAAACTTTTTGCCATTCATCATCTGTCAATTCTCCTTCAAGATGAGCTGCACGATGTTGTACTTCATCATTGTTTTCTTCAACCCACCCCATTAAATATGCAGGATTAACATTTAATGCAGTAGCTATACTTTCTATAGTATCGTTTTTAAGGTTTTTGATATTTCCGCTTTCATAACGTTGTACAGTAGCTTCAGTTTTACCGATTTTTCTTCCTAGTTCAGCCAAAGTCATACCTTGTTTTTCTCTTGATTGTTTCATTCTTTTGGAAAAGCACATCGTAATACAACTCCTTTTACTTGATGATTCTATTATAAGGAAAACTTTCGGTATTTGCAATATTTTTCTAAAAAACTTTCGTAAAATGCTTGACCTTTTTTGTAACATCATGATAAGATTACTTACGTAACACGAAAGGTGGTGAAAAGAAATGCCGATAGATGCTAAACTTTTGAAATCTAAAATGGCTTTGAAAGAACACAACATCAAAACCCTTTCTGAAGAAATTGGTGTTAATAGAGATACATTATCTAATATGATTCACGGGAGAACGAAACCGTCGTATCCAGTGATAAACGGGATTTATTTTGCATTAGAATTAACACCTCAAGAAGGAAGAGATATTTTTTTTAACGAAGACTTACGTAAAAAGAAAGTTTTGACTTAGGGAGGAATAACAAACAGAGCGCTAAAGAGCGCCCCGAATAATTAGAACAAACTCATAAATAAAAGAGGTGATACAAAATGATGTTGACTAACACACTATTAGCGATTCACTTAATTATGAATTTAGCGATATTAATTATGCTCGTAAGAATCGGTAGAGACTAGGAGGAAAAACAATGATAAATCTCAAAATGAAAAAAGAATTAGAGAAACTGTTGATTAACTATCTCATGAAGTATAAAAGAAACGCTACGAGTATAACTAACGACGAATTCAAAAGCTTGGTACAGCTATATCGAGAAGTTAATAAAAACAAAAGCAATCATAAAAGGATTTTGATAGTCGATTTAATTCCAAGCGTAGCTTTGGTTTGTATAACTAGTATTCTAGTAACGCTTTTATTACTAGTGATGCAAATGCTATAGAAACACTGATTACTGTTCCCAAAATCCATTTAATCCAACTATTACGAACTTTGTAATATTCATCTCTGCCTTCGTCGGTAATAGAAAGTCTGCCTGTATAACGAATCTTTTTAAAGCGACCTTTATAAGATTCTTCGTAAGTAGTTTCTTTATCGACAGCGATCAACCAGCGTTTGCGCATTATGTATTGAAAGTCCTTATGGGTTTCCGGAATAAAAATCTTCTCTTTTTTAATAGCTTTACGTAGAAGAAAAAACATTCTCATATTCATGCGATAACCACCTTATTAATTAATAACACCATTATACATGAAAGGAGCATAAACACTTGAATGAATTACAACTAAGCAACGACTTAACCACTATTGAAACAGAAATTAAGAGTTACCAAAACATCGCTGGTCAATCGATTTTCGAGATTGGTCGAAGATTGAAACATGTGAAAGAAAATGACCTAGCACATGGAGAGTTTGGTAAGTGGTTACGTTCAATAAATTTACATCATGACACTGCTAACAAAATGATGAAAATAGCAAATGAACTTAACTCAAATTCATGCACGTACATGAATTTAGGTAGCAGAGCACTTTACGAAATCGCAACTCTACCCGAGCCAGAACGTACCAAAGAACATATAACGTCAAATGGTGAAACTAAAACACCAAATGAGATGACGGTTCGAGAATTACGAGAGTTAAAGAAACAACTTAAACAACGTGATGAAGAAAACGCTCAACTCCAATCACAAATGAAACAGGCGCAACGTTCTGAGGAGATAGCGAGAAAACAACTAGAGGAAGTTGAAGATAAAGAACCTGAAATAATTGAGCGTTACATGGAACCGGAAGATTATCAAACTTCATTAGAAAAGAGCCGAACGTTAGAAAAAGAAAATAAAAATTTAAAACAAGAAATTGAGTTTTATAAAAATAAAACTAAACAAAATGAGGAGGATAAAGTGCTTGAAGTAAAGAAAGAAAAACCGATGGACATCAGAGAAAAAATTAATGCAGATAGTCAATCAGTAGAACCAGAAATCAGAAAAGCAATTAAACATGAAACCTCAGCGAACGCATTAGTGACTGCTTTAGAAGAAATAGTATCTATTCATGATGATGAAGTTGAAGATTTCGAACTATTCAATAGATACCTATCAACCTTGAACTACAAAGCGTTATTAGAAGCGAAAGAAAAAATTGAAAACATTATAAAAATTGGAGGATATCAAAAATGAAACTAAGAAATTTAAATGTAATGGGATTAATGACAGACATGAGTTACCAATCACCAGTTAAGGAAAATCAGGTTAAACGAATTATGAAGAATTTTGACAAAGATTCGTTAGACGCGATCACAGTGAATTTAAGACCTAATGGATTTTACTACATCATAGACGGGCAACATCGAGTTGAAGTATTGAAACGATTAAGAATAGCTACAGTTCCTGCAAAAATCCACGTTGGATTGACACTTGAAGAAGAGGCTAAGTTGTACAGAAATATTAATACGCGACCTACAAAGTCACCCAACTCAATTGCTAAGGCGGATATTACACAAGGCGATGAAAACGCAGAATTGATTAACTTTAGTGTTTTACAAGCGGGTATGCAAATTGATTTTGATAATCAAAATCCAAGATATGGATATATCACAGCCTACAAATCATTAGAAAGAATTTTCTTAAAATATGGAAGCTCAGGTTTGGTAGAAACTTTGAAATTTATTAAAGATACTTTCGGAGATGAAAAGAGGTTCTTTCAAGGTTATGTCATGGAAGGATTCGCTAAATTCTTATCAACATATTATAGCAACTTAAAAATCGATGATTTATCAAAACGATTAAAACAAAAAGGGTTCGATGATTTTATGACAGAAATTAACAAACAACGACCTAGTTTCAAGTCAAAAAAAGAATGCCTACCATTCGTAGTGGCAGACATCTATAACAAGAAAAGAAGGAAAGAAAATCAATTAAACAAAATTCTTTTACATTCTTAATTATACCACATGAGGTGGTTCTAAGCCACCTCTCACAATCAAACAAACAACTTAATAGGAGGAAAATTTAATGAACACAAAAACATGGTGGACAATGAAAGATCTTGAAACAGAAACAAGCAAGTCACGCAACTGGTTAAAAACGAATATTTTAGAAGTTCCGGTATATAAAAAAGAAATAGAAGAATTTGCACACTATCCAATAAATAGAAATGATGAATATCGATTTGTAGGCAGTAAAATGAAACAGTTTTTAGAAGATAAATTCAAATTGATATTAGGTTAAAGGAGGCACAACAAATGAGCGACACATATAAAAGCTACCTAGTAGCAGTACTGTGTTTCACAGTCTTAGCGATTGTACTCATGCCGTTTCTATACTTCACTACAGCGTGGTCAATTGCGGGATTCGCGAGTATCGCAACATTCATATTTTATAAAGAATACTTTTATGAAGAATAAAAAAACTGCTACTTGCGCCAACAAGTAACAGTGACAAATGATTAACAAAATTAATTCGTGTTCAATATAAAACGAAAAACGGAGGAAGTCAAGATGTATTACGAAATAGGCGAAATCATACGCAAAAATATTCATGTTAACGGATTCGATTTTAAGCTATTCATTTTAAAAGGTCATATGGGCATATCAATACAAATTAAAGATATGAACAACGTGCCAATTAAACATGCTTATGTCGTAGATGAGGACGACTTAAGTATGGCATCAGAATTATTCAACCAAGCAATAGATGAATGGATTGAAGAGAACACAGACGAGCAGGACAGACTAATTAACTTAGTCATGAGATGGTAGGAGGTCGCTATGAAGCAGACTGTAACTTATATCATTCGTCATAGGGATATGCCAATTTATATAACTAACAAACCAACCGATAACAATTCAGATATTAGTTACTCCACAAATAG